ATGGATATGGTTGATGAAATAACAGAACAAGTACAATCGCTATCAGACAAAGTAGATCAGCCTATAGATGATGTATTTGAGAAGTATATGGAAGGATATATGAACCCACATGGTCAGCAAACACCAGAACAAAGTGGGTACTTCAATGTAATTAGAGAACAAAAGCCAAGTGGTAAAGCTACTAAACCATACAGCAGTCATGGGATCCCAAAAGATGCTACAAAAGCAGAACTGAAAGCTATAAGATCAAATCCGAATAGTAGCAAAGGTAAAAAGCAATTAGCTCATTGGAAGCTAAACATGCATAAAGAAGCTGTAAACGATAAAGATACTGCTGGACTTAAAAAATTATCTAAGAAGTTAAAAGGATCAGCTGCAGCTCACTTAGATCAAAAGAAAGAACTAGATAAGTTGATACAAAACGAAAATATGAATATCAAGAAAGCATTACAAAAAGTAAAAGGTCTTACTAGACAACAAGCTCAATTGATAGCTTCATTGCCAACTCCAGTACTAACTACAATGGTAAACAATTTATCTACATTAGTAATGGGTGAAAGTATAGAAACAAAAAACGAACAATTATTTGAGGTATTAATAGAAAAATCAATACCAACCAATCCTTCATTGTGGTCTAAATTTAAAGCACAAGCGAAAGCAAAGTTTGATGTCTATCCATCTGCATATGCAAACGGATGGGCTGCTAAAAAATATAAAGCTGCTGGAGGAGGATGGAAGAGTGCCTAAAAAACCTGATCTAGTATTACCAAGAGGTGATATGAAAGTCCTCGAAGCTGAGGACAAAGATTATAAAAGAGGCATGTTGGTCAAACTTATACAAAATGGTGGATATGAAATGCACTATTGGTATAAAGAACATAAACCAGCACCAGTTGAGGTATTAGTAGATGGAGTATCTATTAAGAAAGATGCTAAAAAGGTGACGATGAAGTTTCATCCAGCTGATTATTATGAAGAACAATTAACATTAGAAGATTTGAGGAAATGGTTTGGAAAAGGAAAAAAAGGAGACTGGGTTAGAGTCGGAACAGATGGAGAAATCAAAGGATCCTGTGCTAGAGAGCCTGGAGAAGGTAAGCCAAAGTGCATGCCAAGGTCTAGAGCACACAGTATGGACAAAGACGATAGAGCATCTGCTGCAAGGAGAAAAAGAAGGGCAGATCCCGACGTCGACAGACCAGGAACAGGGAATAAACCAATAATGGTAAAGACAGTAAAAGAATTTAAAGAAGGTACCAGGTCTATGGCCATGGCAGATAAAGATAACTACAAGAAACAAAATTTAATGGGTACAGATGCTTTACTTAAGAAGTACTTGGCGGGAACTCCTGGGCAAGGGAAAGATCCAAAAGGAAAAGAAAAAATAGATGGTAGAGTTAAAGGTAAGACTATAGATGGTGTTGCAAAATTACAAAAACCAAATCTCTCTGAAGACGTAGGATATGTTTGGAATTTATGTACAGAGAGTTTTGATAAGATAAATATAACTGAGGCCGAAAAGGATGGAAAGAAGGTAAGTTTAGGAAAACCTTTCAGAACTCCTGGAGGACCTAAGAAATTTGCTGTTTATGTTAAGAATGAGAAGGGAAATGTTATAAAAGTGACATTTGGAGATCCGAATCTTTCAATTAAGAGAGATGATCCAGCTAGAAGAAAATCATTCAGAGCAAGACATAACTGCGATAATCCAGGTCCAAGAACGAAAGCAAGGTATTGGTCTTGCTATCAATGGCGTTCAGGAGCAAAAGTAGAGGATTAAAATGACATTAGAAAGTTCATATAGAGACATGAGAGCAGTAGAAGATGCAGTCTGGGAGATTGTAGAATCTGTATCTGCTGCATCAAAAGTACCATTTCAAAAGAGATTCCATCAAGGCAACTATTCAGGTGCTGTAAAACATATTGAGAAAAAATATGGACCTAAAGTTGCAAAACACCCAAAAGTTCAAGATGCATTAAGAAAAGCTAACGAAGAGATCGAAAAGTTTAATGAAACAATGCAAATGGGTGGAGATAATAAAAAGAAATCAATGCCACAGATCAAGAAAGATATGGAGAAGGCAGTTGATAAAGCCAATGCTAAACTAAAAGAAGATGAGATGAAAGACAAATGTGGTGAAGGCGAGTATTGGTGTAATAAAGATCAAAAATGTAAACCAATCCCTGATGGTCATAAAGTAGACAAAGATGGGATCCTAGTAAAAGAATTCAAAAACTATAACGTCACTCATAAGCCATCTGGTAAGAAATATAGAGTGACAGCTATGCATAGTAAGAGTGCTGCTGATAAAGCAAGAGCACAGCACGGTGGATCTGCTTCAAGATATAGTGGAACATCTACAAGTGATTTCCATGTAGAAGAAATACAATTAGATGAACTTTCACCAGAAACAAAGAAAAGTTATATTTCAAAGGCTCAGAAAAAAATTACTGATACAGAAAAGATGAGAGATTATCAGAATAGACAAATGGACAAGAAACCAGGTTCATTTAGTAAAGCAGATAAAGACTTTGTAAATAAAAAATATGACAAAGACACTATGAAACATCGTGTTGGTATTAAAAGAGCTGCATCTAAACTTAGATCAGAAGAAACCATACAAGAAGAATTTATTGTTGAGAAGTTAGACGCAGGTCTAAAATCAGCATTAGATAGAGTTAAAAAACGAATCAATAGACTGCCAGCTATCAAAAAGATGGCTGCCGTTGATGAAATATCTGGATACCTACTTAGAGGTTCAGATCAATAACCGGGAGGAAATATGCCGAAAGGAGATATATTTAATAATGACGCAACTGGTTCTTTGAAAGGTGTTATTGACGCTGCCTCAAAGATCCTTATGGGCGTAAAGGATAATGATACCGCTGCTGCACAAACAGAAGAGGATCATCCTATTGTCAAAGGACAAGAAGACGAAGCTGTAGAAGAAGCAATGTCATCTAAAGAAAAGATGAAGAAAGGTCTCTACAATTCTAAAATGGATCCAGTAGACAAGAAAGAACTAAAAGGAAAGCACAAAGACAGAGACGACAAAGACATCGATAACGATGGCGACGTTGATGACTCAGATAAGTTCTTACATAAGAAGAGAAAAGCTATTTCTAAAGCTATGAAAAAAGATGGTGAAGAAATGGATGAAAGCAAAGATGTGAATGATGATAATGCTGCAAAAGCAATCAGACACGACTGTGCTACTCATGTAGAACATTCAGAGTATGGTCTTGGTAATTGTATTCCAGGAATGCATACATTAGAAGAAGATGAAAATGGTGAGGGTTATGTCACTCATTATGATGTCATGTTCGAAAATGAAGATGGCGAGCCTTTTATTGTTGAGGACGTAGCAATAGAAGAAATGAAAGTCATCAAATCAATGCATCACGGCCACAAGAAAGGCAAATAGTATGTGCAAATGTTGTAAATGTTGCAACTGCACATGTTGCTAAGGAAAAAAATATGAGTTTATATAAACAGCTTCAAGAACAACTTATTAAGGAATACGAGCCTATGACAGGATCTGAGTATCGTACTCAGATGTCAAAAGTGAAATCTAAAGACAAAGGTGTTCGAAAAGCTGTTTCTCATACCTTAGACAAAAAGAAATCTAAGCACACAGATCATTATAAAGATCATCCAGACGTTAAACGAGCCAATAAGTATATGTCTACAGAAGAGAAGAAGAACTGTGGATGTGGAAAGGATCCTTGTATAACTTATGGAAAGCAAGAAGAGTCTGTAGAAAGAGATGCTGATTTTAAAATGACCAAAAGAGTTATGCCTGATGGTAGAGTTAAGATGGTCAAGCAAGGTAGAAAAGAAACAGAAGTATCTAAAAAATCATCAAAAGAAGATGAGAAAGATATACAAGAACTTTCAACAGACTTAATTAACAAAGTTGCAAAGCAAAGACGTATAAACACTGGTAGAGCTTTGGCCAAACATGATGATAGAAGAGATCCAGAATACAAAAAAGCTGTCAAGAAACAACAAAGGAATGTAGATTTAAACTTCAGAGCAGGAGCTAGGAAAATAGATAAATTTAGAAAATCTCTATCAAAAGAAGGAGCTGACTTAAGACCAGTTGGTAAGTCAAGCGACTATGCTAAGTATGCTGCTCAGGACAAAGCTAAGCGCTTAAAAAAACAGGCCAAAGAAGAATTATCACCAGATGTTAAAGCAACCATGGATTCTATCAAAAAGCAACAAAAAGCTAGAAAGGATGCAATAAACAAATATACAAGTAAAGGTCAATTGCCACCAGCTGGCACTATAGCTAAGTCTTTAACTAATGAATCAGAGATGTATGATCTTATGAAGAAAAGTGCCGACCTAAGAAGACAAAAGAGAAGACAACAACAAGCTGCAGGTGCTGCTAACTTACAGAAGAAAGTTGATAAAGTAGGTGATGCTCTTAAGAAAGGTTCTAGTTATCTCAGAACTAAATTAGGAATGAAAGAAGAAGCTGAACTTGTAGAATACAAAAAAAGAAAGATCAAAGATAGTGGTGAAGAAAGAGAACATATTATTATGCAGTTAAGAAATGCAATTGATCTAAAAGGTAGATCCAAGATTCAATTTGCAACTGGTAGACCTCAACAAATACCACTAGAACATATTAGAGCTGCATTGCATGTTCATGATAATGTTATCAAGAAAAGTGCTGACAAGTTAAGATATATGAAAGCTATTGAAAAGTCACCTCAACATTTAAAAAGAATGACACAAGGAGTGTTAAAAGGAACACCGGCTATGAAGACTGCTAAATTAAGACAAAGTCCGAAAAAGCCTCAAAGATTATCCAAATCAGGAATCTATTTCAATCCAAATTGGGACAGTGATGGAAGATAATAAAAAGGATCCAGTTATAGAAGAAGAGCATGTTTCAGAAGGTGAAACATTTCTTCAAGAAATAGCAGGGGAAGATAAGATAAATAAAGGTGTAAAACCTTTAAAAGAAAAAGTGATAGTTAGAAAATCTGGCTATCTTAAAGATATATTAGGAGAGTAAAATGCCACTATGGGGAGCAACAGACGCAGACGAGTCAAAGCCTAAGCATTTGACAGCTGCTCAAAAGAAAGAAGTGTTTGCAACTGCTAAAGGTTGGGTAGTTGAAGCTGGTTCTACACAATCTGGAAACGACAATACAAGTGCCGACCCAGAAGTTTTAGTAGCAATCGGTTCATTAACAACAGCCCTTGGATCAGCAGACATCACTGAAATTGAATTTATTACAACAGCATTTGATAAGTCAGATGGTGGAACTTTACAAGTTAGAGTTAGATTCAACGAAGCTGTAGACGTTACAGGTACACCACAATTAACAGTAGTAAATGATAATAATGCAAATCACACATTATCATATGCTAGTGGAACAGGTACTAATGAATTGGTATTCTCACTTACAATCGCTGCAGGAAACGCTGCAACTGATGCAGGTGACGTATTATCAATCGGAACTAATGCAATGTCATTAAACGGTGGTACAGTGAAAGATGCTGGAACTTCAACAGTCTCTACAATTACAAACGTAGCAGGTATTGGAACAGCAGCTGGCACAATCACAGTAGCAGCTTAATCTAGGTAAGATTATATTATGCCTAAGATTAGCAACCTAACTTCAACAGCAGCAGTAAGTAATGCAGACGTTTTAGTTATAACAGCAAATACAAGTAATACGGCAGTGACCAGGAAGGTCACTGTCGATTCTTTTATATCTAACATTCCTGCACCAATCAACTTATTCTCAGCTAACACAGCTCAATTACAAGCTATTGCAAACACATCAGCAAATGGTGATGTTGCATTTTGTACTGATGGTGATGCAGGAAGTCCATGCGTTGCGGTAAAGCAAGGAAACAATTGGTTAAAAATTAGTTTAGGAGCCAATGTTGCCTCAAGTTAAATAATATAATATACTTACATTATGGAAAAAATTGATGAACAAAATTTCATACTGTATGCTGCAAAGGCATACGACAATCCTCAGGCTTATGAAACAGCCGAATTCAATGATGATCTAAAAAGATTCAAGTATATCAAACGCTTGTTTAATAAATACATAGAGACAGGAGAACTCAAGGAAAGATTAATTCTTAATCACTTGATAGTATTATACAATGTCTTTGGTGTAGAAGCGGCTACAAAGATGTTGTTTTTTAGATTAAGAACTTATTATGAGATATTGAAGCCGTTCTTAGTATTCCTTGGTTTTATGCCTGAAAGAGTAGAAGGTATAGGCTTTCATTCACAAACAGTATTCAGTAGTGATATTAAGATGGATGAAGGTATAGTAGAAGCCTTAAGGAAAATACAAGAGCCAGAACAATGAGAGAACTTAACGAAGCAAAATCAGGAGTAGTAGACTTATTCTTAGTCTATCAATTCTTAAGAAGATTAGCAACTCCATTTAAGAAGTGGCCAGCTTACCAAGCTGGTGTCATTGATGACAAGGGCGAAGTAATTGTAAAGCCAAAAGATAGAGATCAAAAACAAAATCAATCATTCAAGATATTTGATCTTATGATCCTAAAACTAAAAAGGTTATTAGGTAAAATTCCAGGTGGTAAAACTAGAATAGCATCCTATGCAGCTGCTCTATATCTAATCAAAGAATCAAAGTTAAACAAAACAGAAGAACAAATACTAGCAGAAGATACTAATGAATTGTATCTTGGATACTTACATGAATTTAAGAAATTACAATATGCAGAGATGATAGAAGATGCTCCAACCAACTCAGCTGGATCCGGTGCAATAGCTGGAATGGGTATTGGTGGTGCAAATGATGTAAAAGTATCTAAAAAAGCTGCTAACAAATACAAAAGAAGAAACGAAAAAGATGCTGCAGCACTTATGAAGTTAATGAGTAGAGTATAATGAAAAAGATTTGGTCATGGATAAAATGTGCTTGGTCATGGTTCATTGGTTTATTTCAAACAAGATATGAGGTCACAGTATCATTCAACAAAGAATGGGGTGATGCAGATGATAAGACCTATATCACCAAAAAAATTCTAGTCCAGAAAGAAAAACATCTCAAATTTAGAACAGATGATAACGAAGTAGTAGAATATAGATCTGCTGCTGGACTAAACTATATTATTAAGGAGTTATAATGCAACAACTATTAATAGGTATTATACTTGTATTGGGACTAGGTGGTTATTGGTTATACAACGAGAATCAAACACTATCTGCTAACAATATGAAGTTAGAACAAGCTGTAGAAGAACAACAAGCAGCAATGGAAGCACTTAGAGAGTCTTATGAAAAACAAGGACAAGCTCTAATGAATATGAGTAGAAAGAATGCAGAGATAGAAGCTGAGAAAGCAGAATACTTAGCAATCTTTGCAAGACACAATTTAGATATGTTAGCTATCAAAAAACCTGGTCTTATAGAAAACAGGTTTAATAATGCAAGCGTTGAAGTAATGGAGGGAATTGAGGATGACACTAAAGAAATATATAATCTTACCAATCCTAGCGATAGCGATTAGTGGTTGTTCCTTATTAGGAACTAAGCAGATAGAGGTTGTATCTAAACCTGTACAAATAGATATCATGCAACCAGACATGCCTCGTCCTGTAATACTTACAGCTCCAGAATGGTATGTAGTTTCAGAAGCTGTAATTACAAATCCATGTAGAAGATCGATACCATTTGATCCACCTAAGTATAATGAAGAAGGTGTAGAACAATTAAAGAGACCAAAAGCATGTTCATTAGAAGATAGAGATAATCCAGATTGGCCTGAAGGCTATACGTATCTTGATAAATTCTTAGATGACATGAAAGAATTAAATAACGGAGAGGTTGTATTCGTTGCTACAACTATAGGAGACTATAAAGTTATGGCAGAAGATATGCAAGAATTAAAAAGGTATATCAAACAACTTGGTGAAGTAATAATTTATTACAGAGATGTCACACTACCAAGTGGTGAAAAAGGTGTAGGTGTTTCTGTTGAAAAGAAAGGAGATTGATATGTCTTGGTGGAAAAACATAAAAAACTTCTTCGGATTTGAGACTGTAAGAGCTAGAGATTCTAAAGGTAGATACATCGCTGATGATCCTAACACACCTGAGAACGAAGCATACGTCACAAGAAAGAAGAAAGCACCAGCAAAAAAGGCGCCAGCAAAGAAGAGAGGCCGCCCAAAAAAAGCTAAATAAGTATGTGCTATCATTTATACTTAAAATTGTAAAGAACATTGTGCTCAAGTTGGCAACAACTGGAGCATTTTCGTTCATGCAACCGTGGTTGCTAAAAGTAGATAAATGGTGTGAAGATAAACTAGGTATTGACCTTATCGTTCAAGATAAGAAGTTTCACGAAAAATACCCATTAGTTTCTGAAAGATTAACAGCAGTTGAAGATGATTTAGATATGTGTTGCAAACTAGCTCATCCAAAATGTGGCTTGGATGGATTTGATGGATATGATGAACTAATAAAAAGAATCGAGAGGTTAGAAAAAAATGCCTGAAAGGTCTGAACTTAAACTTATACAGAATCAAATAGACATGCTGTCTAAAGTATTAGACAAGTTAGATAATGCCATTGACAGGTTAGATTTGGTATCATCAGAAGTAAAACAAGTAGTAGCTGTGCACGAATCTAAATTACAATCACAAGAAACAATCAACGATCAGTTCATGGAACAGATTACTAGATTACATGATAGAATTTCAATAGCAAAAGATGCTGGCGAAAGTGACATCAAGGATCTTCAAGAGAAAGTATCTCAGCTTGATAGATGGAGATATTTAGTAGTAGGTGGTGGAATGGTAGTTGGTTTCATATTCGCATCAATCATGTCTGGCTTGATGCATTATTTCAATCTAAATTAAATAAATGTTGAACTAAAGGCTAATATCTAGTATCATACTAGGTATGTGGCTTCAACATAAATTCGCTAAACTTATGTCTGTTCAATTCGACCGATGGTCGGAGAAGAATAAGACGTATAACTTCCGTTGTCCTTATTGTGGAGATAGTCAGAAGAATAGATTCAAGGCTAGAGGATACTTGTGGGACAAAGGAAAAGGACTTGTGTATTCATGTCATAACTGTGGAATAACTAGAACTTTTGATAACTTTCTTAAGGAACAGGATCCACATTTACATAAGTCATATCTGTTAGAGAAGCTCGCTGAAAAAAGTGATACAAATTCTCTAGTTTTTGGTGAAGAACCTGAACCTAGCACACCTGTGGAAAGTAAATATACTGGGCGCCAATTTAAGTTAAAGAAGGTGTCTCAGTTGGCTTGGAATCATCCAGCCAAACTTTGGGTTGACAATAGAAAGATCCCTAGCGATCAACAATACAGATTGTACTATTGTCCTAAATTTAATGCTTGGACTAATACATATATACCAGGAAAACTAAACGAATCAAAAGAGCATGAAGAACCAAGACTTGTCATTCCATTTTTCGATGAAAGCGGTAAGTTGTTCGGTTATCAAGGACGATCTTTTGATCCTAACTCCAGTCGAAGATACATTACAATAATGTTGGATAAAAGGCCAAACATATTTGGTCTTGATGTCTATGACGCTTCAAAAAAAGTATATGTTGTGGAAGGTCCTATCGATAGCTTATTTGTCGATAACAGTATTGCAATGGCAGGTAGTGATGCAGATGTTTCCTTTATTAAGGATCCTGTAATAGTTTATGACAACGAACCAAGAAGTACTGAAATCAACAAAAAGATAAGCAAAACAATTGGTATGAACCTGCCTGTAGTAATCTGGCCGGCTCATATAGAAGAAAAAGATATAAACGATATGGTATTGAGTGGTGTGAAGAGAGAAGACATAATGCAAATACTTAAAGCCAATACCTATCAAGGGCTCAAGGCTAACTTAGCCCATTCGATTTGGAGAAAAGATGTACGAATACAAAATAAAGGTAAGGCGAGTGGTTGACGGAGATACAGTAGATGTTGACATAGACCTAGGTTTTGGGGTATGGTTATACAAACAAAGGGTGAGACTTTATGGAATCGATACTCCTGAATCTAGAACACGAGATTTAGAAGAGAAGAAATTCGGTTTAAAAGCAAAAGAATATCTCAAGAAATGGGTGATGACAGAAGATGATAGATTAGTATCATTGTTGTCACACGGAAGTGGTAAGTTCGGAAGAATTCTTGGTGAACTATTTGTCACGTTTAATGATGGACATCCTGTCTTCTCAGACAGAGTGAATGTCAACGAAAGTATGATTGAAGATCATCATGCTGTCAAATATCATGGCCAATCAAAAGATGAGATTGCTGAAGGACACTTACAAAATAGAAAATTATTAATGGAGAAAGAGAATGTCGAGTGATATTCAAGTAGTGAAAAGAAATGGTGTCAAGGATAATCTTGATTTAGATAAACTTCATAAAGTAGTAGAATATGCTTGTGAAGGTGTAACAGGAGTCTCTGCCTCTCAGGTAGAGATTTCCTCGCACATTTCATTCTTCAACAATATCAAAACAACAGAGATACAAGAAACAATTATCAAAGCAGCTGCTGATCTAATATCAGAAGAAACACCTAACTATCAGTTCGTAGCAGGTCGTTTAATCGCTTATTCTTTACGCAAAGAGGTATTTGGTCAGTTTGAGCCTATTCACCTCTTAGAACACGTTAAAAACGTTGTGAACGCTGGATTATACGACAAAGCACTACTTAGTTGGTATACAGAAAAAGAATGGAATAAGATAAACAATATGATTGTTCATGGTAGAGATGAGAACTTAACATATGCAGCTATGGAACAGTTTAGAGGCAAGTATCTTGTAAAAGACAGATAAACAGGTAAGATATTTGAGACACCTCAACTAGCAATGATTCTTATTGCAGCAACATTATTCCATCAATATCCAAATGGTAGAAGAATGACTATCATTAAAGAATTCTATGATGCATTATCTAATTTTGATATCAGTATGCCTACACCTATCATGGCTGGAGTCAGATCAAATGTAAAACAATTTAGTAGTTGTGTATTAATTGAAAGTGATGATAGCTTAGATAGTATCAATGCAACTAGTGCTAGTATTGTAAAGTATGTAAGTAAAAGAGCTGGTATTGGTATCGGAGCAGGTAGAATTAGAGCTATCGGATCCAAGATAGGAGCTGGTCATGCTACACACACTGGTGTAATTCCATTCTACAAACTATTTCAAGCAGCAGTAAGGTCATGCTCACAAGGTGGAGTAAGAGGTGGAGCAGCAACTCTTTACTATCCTATATGGCATTTAGAGATAGAAGACCTGTTAGTACTAAAGAACAACAAAGGAACAGAAGATACTAGGATCCGACATATGGATTATGGCGTACAATTCAACAAGCTAATGTATGAAAGATTGTTAGCTGGTGAGAATATTACATTGTTCTCTCCTAATGAAGTACCAGAATTGTATGAAGCATTCTTCACAGATCAAGATAAATTCCAAGAACTATACGAACAAGCTGAAAGAAAGACTTCTATTGCTAAGAAGTCTATACCAGCTATAGAACTCTTCTCATCATTTCTAACAGAAAGAAAAGATACAGGAAGGATTTATTTAATGAATGTTGATCACGCAAATGATCATGGTTCATTTAAACCTGAGGTAGCACCTATAAGACAATCTAATCTCTGCTGTGAGATTGATCTACCAACGAAGCCACTAAAATCGTTTGACGATCCAGAAGGAGAGATTAGTCTTTGTACATTAGGTGCTGTCAATTGGGGAAACATTAAGGATCCAAAAGACTTTAAAAAACCATGTGAGCTTATTGTAAAAGCATTAGATGCATTACTTACATATCAAGACTATCCTATGCCAGCAGCAGAAGCTAGCACTAAGAATAGAAGACCATTAGGTGTAGGTATCATTAACTTTGCTTACTGGATGGCTAAAAATAACATGACATATTCTGATCCAGACTTAGAAATGGTACAAAAGTATGCTGAGTCATGGTCATACTATCTTATCAAAGCATCACTAGATTTAGCTAAGAAAGATGGAGCATGTCCTCTAAATTATCAGACAAAGTATGGTGATGGAGTTGTTCCTATTGACACTTATAAGAAAGATGTTGATGAATTAGTAAAACATAAAGAAAGTGTTGATTGGGGACAGTTGAGAAAGGATCTTAAGAAATATGGTATCAGAAATAGTACACTGATGGCATTGATGCCAAGTGAAACTAGTAGTCAGATCTCAAATGCTACAAATGGTATTGAGCCACCTAGATCATATGTCTCAGTAAAACAAAGTAAAGATGGCATACTTAAGCAAGTAGTACCATCATATGCTAAACTAAAGAACAAATATGAACTGTTATGGGATCAAGAATCACCAGAAGGATATCTAAAGATATGTGCAGTTCTACAAAAATATATTGACCAAGGAATATCAGTAAACACATCATACAACCCACAACATTATTAAGAGGAGAAAATTCCAATGAGTGAAATGATGAAGCATCTTATTATGTGCTACAAGTATGGTATGAAACAATTATACTACTTCAATACATTTGATGGTGCAACAGACGATATAGAAGAACATGCGCATCCATATGCTGCAGAAGGAGAACCATTAGATGGTGAAGAAGATTGCGAGGCTTGTGTAATATGAGCATGCTAAGTAAAAATAGGAAAAGTCATATCAAACGTGACCTGTTTCTCGATGGAAAGATGGACATTGCTAGATATGATCAAATACGATTTCCACAGTTTGAAACATTTACTCAGAAGCAACTAGGTTTCTTTTGGAGACCAGAAGAAGTTGATACTCTTAGAGATGCAAAAGACTTTAAAGACTTGACTGATCAAGAAAAACATATCTTTACTTCTAATCTTAAGAGACAGATAGTATTAGATAGTGTTCAAGGTAGAGCACCAAGTATAGCTCTACTTCCTATTGTATCAGTACCAGAGTTAGAGACATGGATAGAAACATGGTCATTCTTTGAAACTATTCATAGCAGATCATACACTCACATTATTAGAAATGTATATTCAGATCCTTGTGAGGTATTTGATACTATTATGGACAATAAAGAAATAGCAGCGTGTGCTCAAGACATTACAAAGTACTATGATGACTTGATTGCATATACAAATGAACAAGATGTAGCGTCAATTGCTGGTACTAGGGATATCAAATATGATCAGTATAAGCACAAGAAACTAATATGGTTATGCTTAAACTCAGTAAATGCTCTGGAAGGTGTACGATTTTACGTATCCTTCGCCTGCAGTTGGGCATTTGCTGAGCTCAAAAAGATGGAAGGTAATGCAAAGATCATTAGGTTTATTGCTAGAGATGAGAACATACACCTAGCTAGCACTCAAACACTACTAAGACTACTACCAACTAATGATAAAGACTTTGCTAAGATCAAAGAAGAATGTGAAGAGCAAGTGTATCAGATATTTGATGAGGTAGTAGAACAAGAAAAAGCGTGGGCTGACTATTTGTTTAAAGATGGATCCATGATAGGTCTCAATGCTACTGTATTGAAAGACTATGTTGAATGGATAGCAAATAAGAGAATGATGGCTCTTAAGTTGAAGTCGCCATACAAAGGTGGTAGTAATCCATTACCATGGACAGCTAAGTGGATTAGTGGTAGAGAAGTACAAGTAGCACCTCAAGAAACTGAAATAAGTAGTTATATTGTTGGTGGAGTGAAAAAAGATGTTGACAAAGACACGTTTAAGGGGTTAAAATTATAAAATGAAAGAACTAGGCATGGCTTTATTGGGTTGCTTTGTATTTGCAGGTTTCTTTGTAAATGTTGTATATCCAAACTTGGAATATAAAAACTATCCAAGTGTAAGCTCATGTACAGGAGAATGTTATGAAGAATATGTTAGAACGCATGGTACACTTATGGAACAAATGGCTGCCCAGCAAGAAGAAGCAGCAGCAGATCCATTCAGTTCCATTAGAGGACTTTGGGCCGGTTGTGCCGCCTGCCACGGTAACGAAGGAGCAGGTATGGGAGCGTTCCCTGCACTCGCAGGCAGAGATGCTGAATACATTATACAAAGACTTACAACATATAAGAACAGGGGACAGGTAGGATCTATGTCAGCCACTATGTGGGGACAAGCAGCTCAACTTTCAGACAAGGAGATTGAATTATTAGGTGAATTCGTTCAAGAAACATTAAAATAGGAGTATATTATGCCAGTAAAATTAAAACCAAGTGCAACCAAGATAGATAGACAAACTAAAAAGGTATCTATTGAACATTATTATATTAAGAATACTCCTCAGGATGAGTTGTTTGAATTACTTAATAAGGATATGACTAAACCAAAAGTCAAACAAAAGATTAGAAATGAGCTAGTGAGAAGAGGTATCAAAATAGTAAAGGTGAATAAAAGTGAGACGGTCTAAAAGAGAACAAAAACAAATGAGAGATAACATTATCATGGTAGTCAGAGTGACATTAGGTATTGCTCTTATTGTAGCTGCATTCATATTCTTTACACAGAAGTCAGATAAACAGATAGAATATTTTGATGCACCAAACAATCCAGAGACAGAAAAGCTGGCATGAACATGAAAATAGTGGAACCACTAGACAGCGATCATATGGAAAGCATACTAGATCGTCCATTACCATTCAATAGATACATTGTCACAGGAGGATGTGGTTTTATTGGTGGTCATTTATCAAAGAGATTAATCGAACAAGGATCCGAAGTTGTTGTAGTAGATAACCAAAGTGTTGGTAATTATGTGTTCGATGGTCCAGAATATGTGCTTACAAGCGTTGAGAACTTCTGTAAGAACGTAAAAACACTAGATGCAGTTGATGCTGTATTCCACCTTGCTAATACACCTAGAGTACGAAGATCAAAGGATTTTCCCGCAGAGACAATTATAAATAATATTGGAACTACTGCTGCAATAGGTGAGCTCTGTAGCAGGAATAATATACCACTATATTTTGCTCAAAGTAGTAGTACAATATATAGTGATAGGTATAGCAATGCTTATACTTGGTCTAAGGTAGCTCAAGATGAGATCCTAGAAATGTATAAACAGAACTATGGGTTAAGATACGTGAATATGTATTATTACAATGTATATGGTCCTGGTGAAGCAGACTATGGTCCTTATAGTACTGTAATAAGACGATTCAAACAAAAGTATCTGCAAGGAAAGCCGTTAGAGATTTTCGGTGATGGAACAAAGACAAGAGATTTTACTCATGTTGATGATACTGTGCAAGGAATGCTAGAATTGTTAGTTGACCCTGATGAGCCAACTGAAGCTCATTTTGGTAAGGGTGAACCACATAGCATTCAAGAAATAGCTGAGGCATATGAAACTGATATCATATATAAGTTTAATGTCGAAGGTGAAGCACAAGATACACTATGCGCTGATCCATACATTGAATGTCCAAATTCGGTGATTTCCTATATAAAAAATTGGATAAGGAAAGGACACAATGAAAGAGGATCTATTAATTAAGTCAGAAGAGTTTCTTTGCGATGAATGTGGAGCAGAGTGGATATTAGCTCCTATAGATGAAGAGATGGAACTTGATATAGTGAAACATTGCCCATTTTGTGGATCTGAAGTTCAAGACGAACGACAGTATGCTGATGAGGCAGATATTCTTGATGATAATGATGACGACGACTTCGAAGAAGACTATTAATGTAGGCATAGACTATAGTATGGCAGCTCCTGCCATATGCGTTCACATAGGATCCGAATGGGCTATCGAAAACTGCTCGTTCTACTATCTTACCAACCGTAAAAAGTTCGAAAACCCACCTCAAAATGGTGTGTATAAGGCACTAGAAGCGTCTCTAACACGTAGTTTTGATAATCCTATACAAAGATATATCCATGTGAAAGATTGGGCGTTAAACACGTTTAAAATGCATCCTGTTGAAGACACAAAAGTATGGTTAGAAGACTACTCATATGCAAGTACTGGTAGAGTATTTGGTATTGGTGAAAATACTGGAGTACTTAAGCATGCCCTGTTGACTGAAGGGTACGAATATGAGACAATACCTCCTACAGTAGTGAAAAAGCTCTCAACCGATAAAGGGAATGCTAATAAAGAACTAATGGAAGATACCTTTGTAAACGAGGTAGGCTTTAGTTTTAAAGACTTATTAGAGCAAACTGATAAACAGTGGAACCCAAGCAGTGATCTTGTTGATGCCTATTACATTGCTAAAGTAGGATTTTATGATGTTGATATTATTAAGAAGGAAGTAAATGCCACAAGTTAAACAACGAGAGTTTAGAAATCGAAAGACCAAGAGAATTGACAAGAGAGAGTCATTTGACTCTATGTTGAGAAGATTCCGTAAGAAGTGCGAAAGAGCAGGTATCGTAGCAGAATGTCGTAAGAGAGAATTCTATGAGAAACCAGCTGAAAAGCGTCAACGTAAGAGAAATGAAGCTAAGAGACGAGCTGCTAAGGCAAGAAGAGCAGAGCAAGGACTATTGAGAAGGAGACATTAATGTCAGATAACCCTTTGGAAATACTTGGAACGTATGATATAGAGAATGAAACAAGAGATTTACAGATCACTTGTTTGAATGG